GTCTTACGCATATTGATGAACTCTTCAATCTCTGGATGAGAGATATCTGTATAGGCAGCGTAGCTTCCTCTGCGGGTGACACCCTGATTGAAAGCCAACATCTGACTATCAACTACGTGCATGAATGGGATAGAGCCAGTAGACTTAGAACCGTTAGAAGTGTCCACACCATTACTCCGAACACCACTCCAACATCCACCGATGCCTCCACCTCCACTAGCAAGCCATATGTTTTCATCATAGTGATCAGATAGACCATGGCGGGAATCAGGAACATAGTTAAGAAAGCAACTGATAGGTAGGCCACGAGAGGTTCCCCCGTTGCTAAGGATAGGAGTGCTAAACATGAACCAGAAACGACTAGCGTATAGGTAAAGTCGCTGTGCAAGATCGTAATCAGTGTGTCCTTGATAAGTAGCACCAAATACACTGGCACGAGCAAAAGCTTCCTGAGCATGAGTCTCATTCTCCCAAAGGTATCTATCTTTTATAGTTGCTAGTGCAAAAGAATCTAGTCGTTCTTCTGCATCATAGTTGATCTTTATTCCTAAGTAATCTTGTTCGCCTATCTTTGTCTGCGTCATTGTGTCTGTGCTTCCTGTTATACTTACTCTTCTTTCGTTTGTACGTTGAGCGTCTTTCTTCTTTACGATCCCACATTTTCTATATCTCTATAAATCTCCTGACGCACTCTGGTTTTTGTTTCTCTGTTAGCGTCAGTCAGGACTTTTATATCTGTTACCTTTAGCTTATATGTGTCCCAGTACATAGCCTCTGGAGGGTTAGTCCGTAGTTCGTACTGCCACACATCGCCATCAATATCAGTAAAAAACATTTCGCCTTTCATTCTTGTAGATAATCCAAGTTTAAGGGTTCAGATTTTTGACCATCTTGAATAAACTTAATAAGCCTTTCGAGATACCACTTAGCTTTTCTTAAGTCCTTTACATTATCTTTGTATCTGTATCTCCAGATATATTTTAACACATTCCCACGTAAATATCCTTGATATTCTTCCCATGTAGACGCAGCCTCTATTGCGTCAATACATTCTATGTCACCACTGTTGTAGTGTTCGGGCTTACTTACATCATCAAAACTCATTGCATTTCCTCTGGTAAATTCTCTTCAGTGTACCAAGTAAAGTCGTTAGCCTCTGCCCACTCAGCGTGAGATCGCTTGCTACCGTCCTTCCTTTTCTTTGCCTGTGGCATTGGTGCGTATGGATCAGAGAATAAGAACACTAGCTCTGTATTTTTAGGCAAAGCTTTCCTGATCCAAGTGTACTTGTTGTACTCTTGGTAATCCCAGAACCTACCCTTTGCTTCTAACAGAATAGTCTTACCATCAATGATCTTGATAAAATCAGGATGGTACTTGTGCTTGATGACGTAATCTACAGTGTCGCTGTGATGCTCCCAGTTTCTTAGAAGCCCCTTGTGTAGAGAGTACTCCCACTTAGAGTCATAAGATTCCGGCACATCCTTCTCAACTGGACGCACTACACGCTTCTTGCGATAGCCTTTTCGTATTTTCACTTAGACACTTCCTTACAATCTTCTATAGAAATGTCTGCTATCTCTTTAGTTTTACTAAGCTTTTTTACCTGCTGAGTAAACCACTTGAAAGTGTATGCGCTTAGATGATACGAACCATCATTATAGTAGAGATGAGTTTGCTTTGGAGAAAAAGACAACACGTTTTTAAGTGTGTACTTACTAGCAGAATCTTCATCAACCAGTGACTGCATCCACTGAAGCAGCAACTCTTTAGCCCTTAGCCGTACTAGCTTAGACCGCAATCCGTTCATACAATTTCCTCAACTCTAGGAGGCACTACAACTTTTGTAAAGTACACTGGGCCTCTGGTGTAATCAAATATCCTTAGACCCTGACCATCGTTAGCGTTCTTAAAACACTCAAACTTATGGGGACAGAACGTGCAGTTCTTGTGCAGTTTCTTGTTGCCCTTCTTTCCTTCATCAACAGGCTCATAACACAGATCAGGTGGAGGTGTCTTTCGATTTAGATCTTTGGTAAGTTTGGCAATACGGTCACTGACAATAGGCTTATCCAAATCGTCAGGTACATAGAAACAAAGATCACCGTTTTCTTTGTTGATGACAAGAAAGCCTCCTTGATCTGTTCCTTCTGCTGCTTCATATCCTGCTAACTGAGGGATGTATCCAAAAGGATCATCCTCTCTCAGCTTTCCCTCCTTAAATTTCCTGAATGAAAAACCAGAGGCAGTCTTGATATCGACAACCTCCCCATTTATTTTGCAGTCCATGTGACCGGACACACCATCAACCATAACCTCTTTCTGCTCAGAGTCAACGTCATTAGGAGTCAACCTAGCAAGCATCAGCACCACCTCTTCAAGAAGGTGACCGTACAAAAACTTTATGAAAGTCTTAGGGTGCGGAGTTTCTGGAGAGAGATCGTTGTTCTTATCAAACCACAACCTGCGAGAAGGCTTACCTATGTTAGACATACGTATACTAAAAGATGAATCTCTCTTAGGTGGCCTAGCCCAAGATCGCAGGGCATCTTTCATTCGTTCACCAAAGTTATCTATCTGTTCATCAGATAATGAGAGTGCTTCTCCTTTTGTCAAAGGAGTTAAGGCCTCGTATATATCATCAACTATGTCTGTCATTTTCTGTGCCTCACGAATCTACACTTGCGTGTCTCTGAATTATAGTGTAGATACTGCACACCTAACTCTTTCTGTAATTCTGTTTTTGCTGATAGCCTACCATCTTTATAAGACTTAACATCTATCAGAGTTATTTCTCCTTCAGGTGAGAGGGCAACGATATCAACTGGGCCTGTGCAGCCACAGTTTCTGAACACATGATATCCATTGTCCCACAACCAAGTGATAGCGTAATGCTCTGCTAGATCACCAACTCTATTTGGATCGTCTTTAGTGTGTTTCACTCCAGTTTCTCCCTACCTTGTACTCCCCATCAAGAGGGCAGTTAAGGTTATAATAGTTTGCTGTTTGCCTTATGGCATCAACACCCATACATCCTACCATATCTGCACTGTTGCTGTCAACTTCTATCTGCCACTCATCGTGAATGTTAGCCACAAAATGTGCATCGATATTCTTTTCTTTGATTGCATTGTCTAGAGTTACCAAAGCCCTCTTCATAACGACAGCCCCGCCTCCCTGAAGCAGGGTATTTAGTGCGCTGTGTGTTGACCGGACAAAGATCTTACGCCCGTCTAATGACTTGACCGAACCCTTTGCCGCCGCTCTAGTAACTCTATCTCTAAGAGTCTTAAGTGATGGGAGATTATTGAGGAAACGCCGTTTAAGTTCTGCACCATCGCGTTTATTTCCTCCAACCACTGTTCCAATTTTTGCATCTCCTGCTCCGTATATGAGGGCATAGATGAAAGTCTTAGCCTGACTTCTTGATTCAAGTCCTGCAAGCTTTTGATTAGCGGTGTGAATGTCTCCGTTGATGATTTCATTTATGTAATCCTCGTCATTCATATAGTGAGCAAGCATACGTAGCTCAAGGCCAGAGGCATCTATACCCACAAGCTTATAACCATCAGGCACTGTCCAACATGAACGACACTCCTTTCCATACGGGGAGTTGACACTAGGAACCTGAGCCATATTCGGGTGTAGGTGTGTCATGCGTCCTGTGATAGTGCCGTTGGATATAACAAACCCATGCACACGATCATCATCTTGTACCTTATCGAACCAAGATGATATGTGTGATATTCTTTTCTGATAGAGCAGGTAGTCTGCAATCAGGTTTGCTTGGGGAATATCCTTGATCCCCTTGAGAGTACCTTCATCAACTATTGGTTGACCCGATGGAGTAAACTTCTTAGGCTTCCAACCAAACTCTTTTAGGTACTCGCCTATCTGTTTGCGAGAGCCAAGATTGAATGGGACTACCTCAGTCCTGACAACCTCGCCCTTCTCCTTCATGACTTCAAACTCTGAGTCAGTTAGTCGGCACTTCTTGACATTACCTTGAGCATTCTTCTCAGTGCGTAGCTCACCCATCCTAGAGATAGAACCATCCTTATTGTATGATGGTCTCAAGGTATGATAGGTGGTGTGAGGCTTGAACTCTTTATGCACTTCAGCTACTACAGCATCAAGCTTCTCTTGCAACTCAGCGTTAAGTAGGGACGCTGCCTTCTGGTCAAACATAAAGCCATGCTTCCGCTGCTCTGCAATAACACGGGCAACTTCTTGCTCTAGCTGTATGGACTCAGTGCTGAAACCTCTGGCCTCTTTGCGTAGAATATCATATACCTTTTTGTTGAGAAGTACATCACGCTCACAGTACTCCACCATCTCCTTTGAGAAGGAATCATACTCATGAAAGTCAATCTTATGCAGCCCAATCTTACCACCCCAAGCCTCAAGAGAATGACCTCCCTCCCTCACAGGATTTAGTAGTCTAGATATGGCTAAGGTGTCAACTATCTTAGCATCATCCTTCATCTTGAAGGTAGGATACAGCCTGTGTATTACGGGTATATCGAAACCAATTATGTTGTGACCAATTAGTTTGTCAGCCTCCTCTAATCTCTTGAGTCCATTGTCAAGGGAATCACCCCAGTAAGATGAAACTGCCTCACTCTCTGTGTCGCATATACTTATGCACCAGATCTTAGAAGCATCAATATCATCAGTCTCTATGTCAAATACTAGGGAGTTCATCTTCTTCCTCGTCCATGTCTACCTCAGAGAGTCTACCAGTTTCCCTGTTGTAAAGCAAGTGAGTAGCCATACCAACGTCCCCAGTGTACCTAGACTTCAGTATCCTGAGATGTGTGGTGTTAGATTCTACCTCATCATCTGACTGTTGGTTACGCTCAAGTGCGATCACGCAGTCGGACAACTGGGCAATAGACTGAGAGCCACGCAGGTGATTGAGTCCTACAGTGACACCATTCTCATGTCCTCTGTTACCCTCTACCCTACGCAAGTGAGATACAAGTATCATGCCCGCACCTGTCTCTTCAACAATTGACCTAAGCTTTGTCATGATGCTGTCAATGGTACGCCGCTCGTCACCCTCAGTAGAAGAGGACACTAGCATATGAAGGTGATCAACTACAATCCACTTACACCCACAGCCAACAATCATGAACCTGATCTTTGAAAAGATTTCATCTAGGTCAGTCGCACCAAAGTGTGCGTGTACCCAGAACCTGTCTTTGTTCTCACCAGTGAAAAGCTTAGTCTCTATCTCTTTGTATCTTTCCTGATTGAAACTCTCACGCTCCTGATCAATATACAATCTAGCGTTAGCCTCGATGGACATGATACCGTCAACTGTCCTACGCCAATCTTCCTCTAGTGCTATGACACCTACATTGTCTTTGGTCTGTGCGAGTAGCCAATGCTCTAGCTCTCTCGTGATTGATGACTTGCCTAGCCCTGTGCCACCAGTGAGAGTGACTAACTCACCCTGACGTAGACCATAGAGCTTGTCGTTAAGACCAAGCCACGGGTAAGGCACTGACTCTTTCTTCTCACGATTGTTTAGCTTGTCTAGATTGTCACTGACGTTGAGGACACCGGATGGTGTGTAGGTCTTTGCTGCCCACCACTCACTGACATAACTCCTGTGTCTCCCTTGACGCAGCATATCATTGGGATCTTTGAAGTCAGTAGGTAGTGTAAGTATCTTGGCTTTGCCGGGACTCAGTAGCCTAGCTACCTTGACTGAGGCTTCTCTACCCTGCTTGTCATTATCAAAGTTGATGATAACATTGTCAAAGGATTCAAGAAATTCCAAAGAGTTTCGCACATCTTTGGTAGCCCCACCCGCACCGTTCTTGATGGAAACGACAGGCCACTTAGAACCTAGCAGTTCATAAGCAGCCATCGCGTCACACTCACCTTCTGTCACGGTAATGTACTTACCGCCAGACTGAAACAACTGCTCACCAAAAAGCCCACTTCCCTGTGGATTACCTCTCCAAGAAAACATCTTGTTAGGCTCCCTGACTTTGTAACCAGTGATCTCATTGGCTACGTAGTAAGGATACAGGTGTCGCATTATTGCATTAGATTGATCGTTCTTGACCGCTCTAACACCATACTTCTTAGCAGTGTCAACAGAGATACCTCTATCAGTCAGTTCGATAAAGCTACCTTCTGCTTCATTCATTGAGTTGTTCCGATAAGTTTTTAGTTCTACTACTTGGTCTTGGCTCTCACCTCCCATAGCCTGATTATAGTTTGGAAACCTAGTCTCACAACTGAAGCACCATGCAGAGTTGTCCTCGTTCAGTGCCACAGGATCGCTGCCTCCGCAGCTTGGGCAAGGCAGGTTGGTCTTTACAAAAGACATTACTAGTCCTCTTGGTCACGCTGTACATACGCTTCATTAACATCCGGTGTTGAAGGATCATCAGCTACAAATTTACCATCGGCATCCCTAGCCCTGTCGTATTTTATCCTAGTGTCATCGTTACACTCAGTCCCTAGCTGTGCTTTAAACCACTCAAGCGCAGCCTTCTTGGACTCAATGTCATCTGACAGAGACTTGATATCACCTATCAGCTTCTGAGCCAATACAAAGATGTGTTGGTTTTGCAGTGACATCTTGGAGACATCAAAGTCTCCATCGTCAGTTTTAAAGACTGTCATAGTTCATCCCCATCGTCCATCGAATCCTCGACTTCAAACTCAGAACCTGCTGTAGAGTTGTTGTACTCCACCAGATCAATGACCTGCATCGCAATCAAGTCAAGCCCTGACCACTGACCACTATGCCATTCCTTGTACTGGACTCGCACAGTAGAACCATTACCAACCTGACAATCGAGAGGTTGCTTCTTTCGATCCATAAGCTTTGGTGCATCACGAGTGTGGATAGTACCAGACTTATCCTTCCAGTTCACCTTACGCTTGATGGTCAGAGCAGGGCCAGCATCAAGTTCTTTGATCTTGAATCCTCGCTTTGCAAAATCCTCTGCTGTCTCACGAGGAACCACTAGTTCAACACCCCAGTAATGATCTGGGAATGTAGTATTGGGTGATAGTATTGAAGCCCAATAAGCTTCGCCTGTTAGTACTGCCATATGTACCTCCTGTTTAAATTATTTAATTGGTGCAGGTAGGATTAAGTACCTGTAACCAGAGCCTATAGTTTTAACTAACCTATAATAATGAGATTTGTGAGGCCCACCATACAGCTTTTTAAATGTATGTTTAGGAACCCTCACAGTATGTGTTGTACAAATCCTATATTTAATCATGATAATTCCCCTTAAGTATTATGTAGATTATACAGTACTGTTTAGTCTATGTCAACAGGTTTCTTGTGTTTAGTATAACCTTTTTTATTTTCCTTAAGCTTGTCCTTGTGTATCTGATTCTTGTTAAACTTGTGTGAATGCTTGGCTACAAAGTTTCTATTCTTCAGTTGACTTGGTGGTGTCCTTCTCATTGTCCTCTCCGAAATTCATTTTGTCTAGATCAAGATCGAATGACATCGTGCTTGCCTCAAGGTAGGCATAGAACAAACCGAATATAAATATGTTCACCACTATCAAGACTACAAAGAACAAGTAACCTGCTATGATGTTCATGCTGTTACCATACTACCCAT